AAAACATCTCCAAATGCTCCCCTAGATAATAGAGATAGTTTAGGGCTTCTTCCGTCAAAGCTATCCATGTAAATTATTCCTTTAGAGGTTGTTACAGCAGATTGCCAGTATTTAATACCAGTGTTTCTTCTGAAAACCTCATTAACAACCCCTGAAGGGTTATCGTCTTGTGATAGTGATACACGATAGATTGAGTTTTCTTTTATTGAGAAATAAGAACCATCTAAAATTAATACATTTTGAATAGCATCTCCACCAACATCTTGTCGAAGAATAAAACCTTCTCCTGCAATTCTAGTAGCAGAGCTTGTAAAGTCAGTGATACCATCCTTGTTGTGGTCTTGTGTTTGATATACTACCTTAACAACAGAATCATCTCTTGGTGCTGTTTGGAAGTTTACTTCTACTAATCCTGTTGTATAATTAATAGTTCCTGTTCCATCTTTATTAGAGCTAAGAGTTCCTGAAAAATCATCTGTGAACTTTTCTACCTCATAGGCTAGACCTCCTGAGGTATAACTTGTGTACTCAGTTGTGTTTAATTTAACCTTTACAACGCTTGTACTAATTCTTTCTAAAACTTCTGCTGTTAAGCCATTAATCTCTGTCATTCCAACAACATCTTTAAATTGAACTATGTCTCCAACTGTTAATAAGTGAGCTTGAGAGAAAGCAACAGTAGCAATTTGTTCTTTTGAGATACTAGAAATTGTTCTCTCTGACCCTGTTCTACCAACAACATTAACACCTGAAATATAGTCGAATGGTTTTCTTACAAGTGTATCACTGAATTGCTCTTTAGAGCCTGTTCCATCTCCAAGGTCTTGTCCTTTGATGTTTAGAACACTTCCGTCTTGTGGGTCAATTTTAGAGCCATAAAGACCTGTTCCGTCTGTCTCTCTATCCCATAGAATCATACGACCTCTATCAATAAATATTTTACCTTTAAAGTTGACTTGTGAGTCTGTCATGTCAATGTAATCTGTTGGGTTTGCAGTAAGTATCATGAATAGACCATCTTGAGAACCAATGAACATAAATACTCCACCGATTGAAGAGTAATTAGTAAATGAACATTCGTGTTTCATGTTTTCAATAACATTTACCCATTCTGTTCCATTGTCATATTGAACGATGTAATTATCTCCAATCTTAACTTGTCTGTAGTGAAGTTTATCTCCGTTAGCTTTGTAAGCCCAGTTTTCATTTACTCCTGAACCTGCAACACCAGCAGAATTAACTCTTCTGATTCCCCTAGACAATTCAATACCATATTCTCTAGTTGCCCAGTTTTTAGAATCTACAGCTGCCTCCTTTGGGATAAGCTCAGGGTCTAATTTATTATGGATTCCTTTATTGAATCCTTGTGTGATAAATTGTCTACTCATAATATTATTCTACTGAATTAATTTCGTATTGATTGTGTACTGACATTTGACCTAATAGTTTTTCATAAGCTGCATCATTTGCTGCATATTGAGACCGACCAAATTCTGTTTGGTCTAGTGTATAAAAATCTCTTGCCATAAGTCTTCCTATTGCATATCCAACTGAACGAGGACCAATAATTTCTGAATTTATTGTTATTTCATCTGATTCTCTAACATAATCAAATGTTGATACCCCTGTTGTTGGGTTTGTAAATTTAATTTTTGATTCTGCATAGTCAATGTAAGCTACATTTTCACCACCCCATGAATCTCTATCTTGTAAAGAAACTAATCTTATTTTTTTTGTGTCAACCTTAACATAAAGATATTCTTCAGGTAATCCTGTTTTAAGAATATATTTAAAATCTGTTGGAAGTGTTATTTCATTTGAAACAATAGAAACGGTTGCTGTTTTTTTAAGAAAATCCCAAGTACGTTCTCCTAAAAATTCATCAAGTTTTTCTTGTGCAAGGTCTACCTCTTCTTCGGGAGATAATTCAGAAGCATCATCGACCCACACTCTAAATTTATTAATAACGGTTTGTGTATTCATATTAATAAATAATAACGACTATTGAACTGTTTGTAAATAGGTAAAGAAAAAACCCACCGTAAGGTGAGTAAGTTCTGTTATGATACTGAAACGTCAATAAGTACGTCAATGTATTGTTGTTTTGAATCTTCAAATACATCATATCCGTAAATAAATTCTGTTAAGTAGTTTTTAACTGGTTTTCGAGGTTCTTGTGTCTCGAAGATTGACATTTTGTCTTGCATTACTAAATCAATAGTTGAACGTTTACCGAAGTAAGCGTGAATGAAGTTTTTGTCAATTGCAAAAGTTCCTGTAACAGCAATGTTAAGTCGCCCTGCACCAATTCCTAGAAATACAACTTTTCCACCTACTACTGTAGCAGATAGTTGAAGTGCGTCTTCCATTTTAATTTGGTCATCAGCATCCATTTTAGTTGGATTGTTGATTTCAGCTACAATGTTAGCCATTGTTGCTGCTGTGTTAGCTCCTCGTAAAATTTCGTTTGAATCATCTGCAGGTGATGCAGCAATAGTCCAAGTAATTCCTTCGATAACGAATGTGTCTCCGTTAGCAGGGTTTGCTGAAGCTGACATAACAGCTTCACCTGTAAGGTTTTCTGAGACAAACCATTGTGATGATAGAACTTTACCAGCAAATCCGTTTCGGAATGTAGTTTCAGCTGAGCTGATTTCTTTCCCAAGTCGGTTAGCTTCTACAACAGCAGTAGCAAATGAATCCATTACGAATACAGTTCCTTCTAGTCCGATGTTATTTCTTCGTAGTTTAGCACGAAGTTTTGTAAGAGTTGAGTAAAGGTTTCCATCAGCGAATACGATAGGTGTTCCGTTTGAACCTAGACCTGTAAGGTCACCAGTATCGAAAGTTGTGTAAGCATCAGATACTTGTGAGAATACGTCTGAGTCTACTTGAATAGCCATTTTTTTAGCTACTCTTCCTCCTTGTACAGCTGCTGCTGAAAGAGGACCGTTTTGAATTCTGTCTTTTCGAGAGATTCGGAAGTTTGCTGACTTTTGTTTGTTAATAGTAAGTAGTTCTTCTCCATCTTCAAGATTGTCGATAACTCGGTCATCGTAGTCGTTTACAACGTCTCGGATTCGGATGTTATCAGCAAGAGTGAATCGAGTTACAGTTTGTCCGTAACTTAGTTTTGACTCAAAACGTGAGTTTGTAACAGCATCCGAAACAGTAACCTTTTGAAAGATTTCTTCGTATGTTGTTGAAAAGTGTTTAATAAAATTGTCCATGTATATTTATAATTAATGAATAGTGTCTGTTAAAGTGACGCTATTAGTTCAGCCATTCCTTCATCTGTTTTTAAATATTTAGCATAGGCATCAGAATCATCTGAGGCAAGTGCTGTTTTTAAATCAGTTGGAGATGTTGACTTTCCTTTAGCTTGTGAGTTTTGTGTAGATTCTGAATCAACAATAATCTCACCATACGCATCTTCAATAACTTGGTCTATAGTTTTGTCTCCATTTTCAGGGTCTAAAACTAGTTTCTTAATAAGATTTTTATTAATCTTATCAGAAATACCAGGTGTCTTGTCAGTAGTATTTTTCCAAAGGCTTTCAAATTTGTCATCAATATCTCGTTGCTTTAGTCTCGCTTCGAGTGAATCCATTCTGCCTTTTTCATCTACAGAAACTGAACTTTTTCCTAATTCAATTAACTTCTTAATTGCTTCAGGGTCTCCTCCAAACTCTTTTGCGTATAGAGCTACAGGGTCAGTTTCGTCTACGTCTTCCTCATCTTTAAATAAATCTGAATTTTTAGGAGTAGCTTTCTCCGCTTTTTCTGAACGAGTCTTGTAGTTATCTCTAACTTCTTCGGCTTTAGCCAGTAAGGCTTGTAGTTCTTCATAAGTAGGTTTATCTTCTGTTTGAGAGTCTTTATCGTCAGTACCAACGTCAGTATTAAGGTCTACTTGATTACCATTTTTATCTATTTTCATATATTTGTCGTAAGGCTTAAGTGGATATAAATATCCTAAAGATGTAGCCGCACCTAATTGACTAATAAATTATACAAGGCATGATTATTTTTATCAATACCCTGAATAAGGAGATTATATAAATCCCCAAATTCAGACCATCCATTACTATTCGTAATCTCGTAGAATCTGTGTAAGAGTTTCTTCTAGTGACTCTTTTTTAATTGTTTCAGCTCTAAACTTATTTAGCATAAGAATAGTTGCTCTAAGTTTTGATACTTGAGAGACATACTCATTAATATCAGACTTAGGATTTTCAATTAAGTTTAGAACAGTTGTTAGTTCTGCAATTGCATTATCATTAACTGAATCAATAAACTTTTTAGCTCCGTTTGTTTTAAGAAAGATATTAGCTTCAGTTGAGTCTTTAATCTCTGATTTAATCTCAGCTGTTGCTTCTTGTCTCTCTTCTTCTTTTCTTTGTTCTTCTACTATTTCTCTTTGTCCTGACATAGAATTGTTTCATCAAGGAATTTTTGATATTCCTCATTATCTTTAATTTGACCTTTAGCAAAATCAATGTCTTCCTGTCTTTTATTTGACATAGCTGTGTGATAAGAGAATAAAGCCATTTGTCTTTGTTGTTCTTCATTTAACGATTCAAACATTTTATAAAGCTCAGGAGCAGTCTTTAGTTTGATAGTCATTTGTTCTGCAATTTCATCATGCTCTCGCTTTTTTACATTTAGCTTGTGAAGTGCAATCTTGTAATCTTTTCGTTCGTCTTTGACATCACCAATCGTAAATGTTTCCCAAATACGTTCTGATAATTTCCATTCGTTCTTTGTACCTTCTTGAGATACGATTTTAAAATCTGTTTTTTTTCTTTTCATATATTTATTAAGAGTTAAGTGGGTTATTATTATCTCCTCCTGGTGTAGTTCTGTTTTGTGTGTTATTAGCAGATGCTTCAGCAGATTGAGCTTCTTCCATTGGTGCGTTCATAATGTTTCTTGCTGTATTTTCAACAACAATACCTTCATCGAATAATCCTTGGATATATTCTTGTACAGCATCAACTTGTGTTTCGTTTAAGTATTCTGAACTTGTTCTAAGGTAGTCCATCATGTATTGAGCATAAGCTCTGTCTGCCCCTAGGTTAAGTTCGATATCTCTACCTTTAATTAATTCTTGTAGGTCTCTTGATGCTTCAGCTAACACTTGTGAGCTTCCGTAATCTTTAGCCATAAGTTGACTAATTTCATCTTTTGAGAATCCAACAATGTCTGCTTCCAGTTCTAGTGCTTTCATTTGATTTGGAAGTCTTTCTCCTTGAGCCATTAGGAAGTCTAGTTTTCTACGTTGGAGAGCCTTATCTCTTGCGTTTTGCACAATAGATGATGTAACTACAATTGGGAAAGGTTCGTTACCTACATCCCCTCTGTTAATTTTAATTGTCTCTACTCCGTTTTCTCCTTGAACTTCAATAGCTGTTTTTTTAGTAAGGTGGTCTTTAACTCCGTAATAATACAGTAGAGCTAATTTAGCATATCCATCTGAATATGATTTTTCAATTCGAGCAAATCTATCTGCCGCTGCTGAAAGGTTTCCTTCGAAGATACCTACTTTACCTTTTTCATCTGCAATTCCTTGAGCCGAATCACTCATTCCAGTAATACGTTGAACAATAGCGTTCATTTTTTCGTATACAACAAGTGGGCTTGTAATCTCAGGTGTTTTAACACTTTGATAAATATTATCAATGTTTAAGTTTCCATCACCTTTAAGTTTTATGATTCCACCTCTTCTGTATTTAAGGTCTGACATATTTTCAATCATTTTTGCAACTACAGCTCTCTGTGGTTTATTGATTGACTCTACGTTGTCTACAATTTGGTTAATGTTTTTTTCTTGTAAGATAACTATATCTCTAATTATTTCACAAGGGGATGGTGTCCAAAATTCAAAAGCATTTGGGTAATATGCCCAAGATGCAAATGGAAATAGACCACTTGAGAAAACATCAGTTAGTTTATGACATCTAAGAAGTAATCCTTCCTCATTCATAAGTAAATAATATCTTTCTCCATCATACGTTGTATACCATTCCCAAAGAGTAAGGTAATCCGTAGCTTGCTTTGGTTTTGAAGCTACAACGCTTTCTCTATTCTGTTTGCTTGTTTGTTGTTGACCTAAGTTGTCATCAATTTTAGCACCTGCTTCAAGTTGTTCAGTATATGAGTTTACTTCTGAACGAATAAACACACCTGATTTAACTCCTTCTTTAAGTGAGTGTAATGACTCTCTAATTCCGTATCTACCCATATATAGAGCTGTCTCCATATCTATTCCTGAAACATTAGGGTCAATCATAAAGTCATATACATCTAAAACTGTTAGTATGTTTCTATAATTACCTGCTTTGCTCTCAGCGTGCATTTCGTAAATAACTCTACCATAGGTTGCTGCAATCTCTTTTGCCATGTAATCTTTCATAGCCCAGTTTCCATGTTGTGGTTGTTTGTCTCTATCCTTGAGTGCATTAAGGTTTCTTGCTTCGTTCTCTTTTGCCTTGTTTGACCCACTTGAATAATCGAAATCCATTGGTGCATCAATTTTACTAATTAGCATGTCTAAGAACTCTCTCATCTGAAATAACTTAACATTAGCACGAGATGTGTTAGTATTTATCCTTTTTTGGGCAAATACTTCCGTTTCTATCTCTTTCCAAGACGAATGTCTCTTCGTTTGGTACTCTCTAGCGATTAAAATCTCTTTTTTTGCTTGATTAAATAGTTTATCTCGTAAACTCTTCTTAACTTGGGGTATTTTTTTTCTAATTACTATAGTCATATTGTATTATTTATATTATATTCCCATGTATTGGTCAATACCTTCCTCTTCGTAGAGGTCTTCATCAAGATAATCGTCATACTTGCGAGGAGATTCTGCAATATCCAATTGATATGCTAAGGCATCAATAACATCATCATGTTTTCCTTTAGGGAAACTATTAAGCTCATCTTCTAAATCGTCTGCTTCTTTTTCAATGTGAATGATAGCATTATTAGAATATCTAGGGATAAGACCCTGAATACGAGTGTATTTATTTACACCCTTGTGACTTAACATTTTAAGTGGTAAATAAAAGTTACGTTTTCTCATTTCGATATCTAAGAATGGTTTAACAGCTGATTCAAAAGAAACAGCCTCTATCCCAATCCATTCAGGTTTATACCTGTTGTACATTATAAATAATCTATCTAAAAACTCAGCTGGATTAAGTTTAATCTTATTAGACTTAACGTGCCACGTTCCATCCTCATCTACAAAGTTTATAATTTCTCCAATGTAGTCAGATTGTTCTTTTTGAGAGAAAGCAACGTCATATGTTATGTAACACATAGTTCTTTTTTTAAGAACTTCTTCCATAGGAACGCTTTTAATCCAATCCGTTTTAAATAACTTAGCTTCATCGTCTACAGGCGTTCCCTGATACAGAGCTGAGAACTCATAAGGACCAATATCTTTTCTAATAGCGTTAAGGTTTTCTAAGTTGAACCAATCTTCCCATAGAGCTTCTCCTGTCTTTCGATAGGGCTCATCTTTTACAGCAATCGCTGGATAATGTAAAACATCCCATAATCCTTCCTCTGCATCTTCTAAAATTTTACCAGCAAGGTCATCATCGTGCCATCTCGTAAGAATAACAATAATAGCACCTCCTGGCATCACACGAGTACGAGCTGTTGATTGATACCAAGAATAAATTTGGTTTCGAACCGTTTCTGACTCAGCCTCTTGCCTGTTTTTGATAGGGTCATCAATAATAAGAATATCAGCACCCTTTCCTGTTACAGAACCTCCAACACCAACAGCGTTGTAGACTCCACGACCATCTGTGTTCCATTTACTTTTACTTTGTGAATCCGTAGCAAGTTCAGTTGTAAATATCTTACGATACTGTTCTGAGTTAACTAGGTTTCTAACTTGTCTACCAAAATCGGTAGCAAGGTCTCCTGAATAGGAAGCCTGAATGATTTGCCTATCTTTATTCTTACCCATTAGCCATGCTGGGAATCTAATTGAGCCAATCTCTGACTTACCATGTCGAGGTGGCATAAAAATCATAAGTCTTTTTATTTCTCCATCTTCAACTTTTTGAAGTTTCTTAATAATTTCTTCATGATGCCAATTAAAATTAAAACCTCTTGGGTCTTCAAACGTATAGTCAATAAAATCTTTTAAATATCTACGAGCTAGTTCACGTTTTGCTAATTCCCTTGATGCTAATTCTTTTGGGCTACTTCTCTTCTCCATCTTCAACTTTTACGTCTACAACTTCGCCAGTTGCCATCTCATGCAACTCTGCATCTGATAAACCTCTAAGGTCTTCTTTTGTGCTCTTAGAGTTTGATGTTGACTCGTCATTCATAAGTCTTCCTAGTGTAATAGAATCTTTCATTACGTTTCTTATGTCATTAGTTCTTTCTTTTTCAATATTACCTGCTGACATTCTTCTTGATAGTTCTTTTCCTGCAAGACTAGCTATTGTAGCTGTAGTCTCAACAAGTCGTGGAACATACTCTCTGAAAGCCTTAGCTCTGTACACATTACTTGGTGACCGTTGCATAGCTTCTGTATAACCAGCCTCTTTTAAGGCTTTACCCCAAACAAAATCAGCACTTGGGTTATCAATCTGTCTCATTATGATTTTGATAAGACCCATTTGCTTTGCTGTTGGCGTAACAGTTCTTTCTTTTCTCTTTTTTACCTTATCTGCCATATTTTTATATTTACTAATAATACATTTATTATATATATGCCATAGGTTTAAGTAAATAGGCAAAGAAAAAACCCTATTTCTAGGATTCTTCACAAAACTTTGAAAGAGAAACAGGATATTCTTTATTACCCCACCACTTCTCAGCTTTTATTTTATCTTCTTCTGTAAATTCTCTATCACAGGTATGGTTATCTGTTTTTGAGCAACAAAAGGTTTTGTCTCTGTATGATAGCATATTATTTTTCTTTAAGTTTATTTATAAATCTTTCATCTTCTATACTAAATATATCTACGCCTACTCCTTGGTGTTCTTTTCTATTACCACCTGTAATTGCATTAAATTGATAATTTATTTCTACATCTCTATTTGAGTTATAAATATGCTGTGCAATACGTTGGTCTTTTGGTACGTTTAGTAATTCTCTTATTTTTTCTATATCATTCATTTTAGTATTTCTATTAGCTGATTAATTACCTCTTGCGTTTGTGTTTCTACTGTTTTGGATAGGTCTAGTTTAGTCCACGTTCTTTTTAAGTCATCATTTAAAATCATTAAATACCCATTATCTACAAACATTGTAGTTTGATTGTCTTTAGCACCCAATGCCCTCATCAGGTCGCCCATTGTAGATGGTTTACCGAGGTTTTTAATGACGTCTTCATTTTTAACACGCTCGTATCTATCTGTATCAAACTCACCGAATCCGTTTCTTCCAGATATTATAATCATTGGTACTGGGTTAGGAACTTCGGAATATTTTTCTTGAACAGTTATCGTACACCCAAACTCCAAAGGTATATCTATTCCTGTACCTTTGCAGGATTCGCAAGTATCTACATCAGGATATGAACCCAAACCTATAGATTCTTCAATGACTTCTACTGTTCCATATCCCCCACAATCCCCACAAGCATGGTTTATCTTCTGTAGTTTTTTTCTTAGTTTTAGGTTATTCATGGTCTTGGTTTATTGCTTTGATAAGTTCGTTCACAGCAAAGGGAGCTCCCGAAAATCTATCTCTTTGTATGATTTCTTCTGCTTTAGCCACAATCCTCTCCCTCTCTTGTTGTAGTTCTTGTTTGATTTCATTTCTATACCATTCTTTAATCCAAGCATGTTCTTTTTCATAACTTAATGGTACATAATCATCTTGTAATTCAGAGTATCTAATACAGGCTTCTACCCATTCTTCATGTGCTACATCAAACCTCTCCTCTAGTTTTGTTCCTTCTTTTTTCATATTTTTTTTGATTAATTTCTTGTTATCTATTAATAAATACAATATATCACTTAGTAAAAAAACATGCAATTGACATGTTTAATTATAAGTGTTGTTTACATTCGATTTTTTTTGCAAGTTTTTATTCACAAGCCAAACAAACATTCTCAGGGTCAGCTTCTTTTTGTTCTCCTGCTGTTTCTTCAGCTGTAAACGGGTCTAAAATTTCTTTTGTCATAATATTGTTTAAAATAAGTCTTCACTAGTAATACTCTTGCTTCGTTTGTTATAATTGACAGAACGCTTGTCAAAAAAGTCTCCATGCTTTGTTCCTACTATCTCATCATCAAACCAGTCAGCTTGTCTAACTAATTCTTCATCTATTTCAAATATTTCTTCAAAACCAATTGCTTTTAATGATTTATTGAATCTATTCTTAGTAAATTCTTTGACTACATTTTTTGGTAGAAAATCCATCTCTCCTTTTTCGAATATCCAGTCAATAATCTTTTCTTCTGCTTCATATGCTTCAACACAAAGTTTATTAATTACATTTGCATTGTCCTTGTCAAACCAATCAGGGTTTTCTTTTTTAATAATGTTAATTAAGTCTATTCCAAAGTTGCCATGAATCTGTTCCTCCTTACTTGTAGCTTCAACAACGTTAGAGATACCTTTAAGTACATTCTTATGCTTGTTAAACGCCATAATAATTAAAAACTGAGAAAATAAAGAAACGTGCTCTATAAATAATGAAAATAACATAATAGATTCAGCATATTCCTTATTATCGAGGCTCTGTGACTTGCTTAGAGATTTATCTAAGTATTTTACTCGACCCATAATAACAGGGTTGTTGTTTAAGTTCTCAAATTCGTCATTAAGACCAAGGACCTCAAGTAAATGAGAATAGGCATCATGATGTCTTACTTCTGATTCAGCAAATGTTATTCCAACAGCTCCAATCTCGGGCTTAGGCATTTTTTTTGATATATCTCCCCAAAAAGATTTAACTGCTACCTCAATTTGAGATATAGCAAGCATAGAATTTTTAATAGCAGATTTTTCAACCTCATTAAGGTTTACATTAAAGTCTTGAACATCACTTGTAAAATTAAATTCTGTATGAATCCAATAAGAGTGCCGAATTGCATCTACATAATGATTCAGATTAGGGTATTCGTAAGGTTTTAAAGCCACACGTTTTTTAAATATATTTTTTTTCATAAGCTCAAATTTTATCAAAATTTTTTTTATAAGTCAACTATCTTTTATTTAAGTTTTTAAAGATATGTTTTATAACTTCAATACATCCCATCAAAACAAGATAGTACGTTTAATTTTTTCATATATTATTTAACTGCATCAATCCGAGCCTCTGCAATCTTACAGTATTCAGGGTCTAATTCTATACCTATAAAGTCAAAGCCCTCTAGTACACAAGCCTTACCTGTTGAACCTGAACCCATAAAAGGGTCTAGTACAGTTCCACCTACTGGTGTTACAAGGCGTACAAGGTATTGCATAAGTGCTGTTGGTTTAACTGTTGGATGGGAATTGGCTGATTGAGTGTTTTTCTTTTCTCCAGCAAGTCCTTGCCTTACCCTTTCTTTCTCCTTAAATTCCTCCAACCCCTCATTCCTATCTTTCTTTGAAGCCTTAGCTGTATAAAAATATCTAGCCTTATCTCCTAGTCCTGCTGTCGCCTCATCACTTCCGTCATGTATGAAGTTTGCAGGGAATCTGCCTTGAGCAACA